GACGCTGGCCGAACAGATCCTTCGCCTTCAGGTCCGGGCCGGCCTCGTTCTGGTCGGCGGCCGGGCGGATCACCGGGCGGCGGTGCCGGTGGAGGAAGCCGTGGGCCTGCTCGTCGGTCAGGGTGACCGTCTCCCCCCGGTGCACGATGTCCGCGGACTTGTCCTTGTCCTCACCGCGGCTGATGGACAGGTTCGTCAGGGCTTCCCAGACGCGGTTCCGGGACTTGGGCTCGGGCTTGGTTTCCGGCTGCGTGTCGGGCATGGGTGATCGCCTCCGTGGCGCGTCTAGTTACATGTCTGGTTACATTCTGGGATACACTGGGGGCATGACACCGGAGAAGACCAGAGAGATCCGCATCCGCCGCACGCTTGATCGCCGCGGCTACACCCTCAGCAAATCCCGCCGCCGGGATCCCCACGCGCTCGACTACGGCCGCTACACCATCAGCGACGGGACCGGCACAGCGGTCTTCGAGACGACCGGGCTGGACGGCGTTGAAACGTGGATCGCCACCAGCGAGATAATCGGCGCGGTGCTGGATGGCCTGCACGAGGAGATCCAGCCGTGAACCATCACCCGGTCAAGCGCCTCACCGCACCCGACGGAAGCCGGGCGGGCATCGACGTCCTGATCGTCCCCCTCATCAAGGCCCTGTGGGCGGCCGGGTACGAGACCGTCACCTGCTGCCAGGATCTCGGCGAGAGCCTGTCCCACCTTGAGCGCCACAGCGCCCACTGGGCGGGCTACGCCCTGCTGGAGATGTTCATCCCCGACATGTGCAGGTTCCTGGACGCGGTGAAGGATACGCCGCAGTTCAAGGACCGGATGCACTGGACCGTGCCAGGTGCATGGGAGATCAGCATCCCAGTGCTGCCGTTCGGGTGGGACGGTGACGCGGAACCGAGCCCGTGGGCTCAGGTGCGCTTCCCCAACGACCAGATCAGTGACCTGGCCGACGTGATCAGGGAAGCCGCCTAGAACAGCCGCAGGGGCTCCCTGTCCGCATCAATCGTCACGCGCTGGACGGGAGCCCTGGTAACGGGCAGCAGCGGCCACCCCCGGCGCAGCATGAACGCTGTACCGCAGGTGTCCCGTTTGCCAGCCGGGCCCCGGTTACATGCGCGGCACGAGCCGACCAAATTCCACCAGTGATCCGTCCCGCCCTTTGACAGCGGGAAAAAGTGATCCACCTCATGCGTCTCCATCGATCCGCAGTAGAAGCACGGATCGTTGCGGATAGCGAGGCGGTAGAGCCTGGACAGGAGCCGATCCAAGTCATCCATGCGGACTTCTATCCGCTGGCGGCGGCGGTGTATTGCGGCCTGATCCGTCTCCGGGTGGGCAGCCTTGTACTTCCGGTTATTCGCCTGGATCGTCTCGCGATTGTTCTCGCGATACCGCTCGTCGTAGGCCCTGCGCTCACCGCTCTCGGTGCGCGCCTTATTGCGCTCCTGGTTGTGCGTTTTCCAGTAGATGGCACGACACGGCTCGCACCGCTCTGAGTGCATGCCCCGGTAGAAAGGAAGTTCCGCGCCGCAGTCCACGCAGTGCCGTGGCACGTGAGCGGCCTTGCGGATAGCCGATTGCTTCTCGCGCCACTGCTTCAGTTCATGCTTCTTCTGGCAGTCCGCGCAGCGCTTCCGGTTGCTGGAGCGCGGGGTGAAGACGACGGGGCAGTCTTCGCACTTGCGGTCGCTGTAGACACGGCCGGCGTAGCCGCGCTTCTTGGGGGCAGGGCTATCCTGCATAGGTCGGGCCTCTCAACCAGGTCTGGCCACGTCCCGGGGCGCTCGCAACGTCGCCGGGACCTTCCCTTGCATTCTACCACTAAAAACAGATAGAAATGCATGAGCAGGACACGCAGAATTAACCGCGCCGCCATTGTTGGCTTAAACGCCGCTCAAAAGAACAATGCTCAAAGGCTGGTCAAGCCCAATGGCACTGGCCCTTTGTACATCCGACCTCTGGGTCTTACGCGATTCGTCTCGATAGAGCGGACTCGCCTGCATAGGCAATTCATCGGCAATAAAGCCGCACCTATTACGCTGCATGACAATGGCATTTCCAGTAGGCACCTGGCGCGAGACCATAACGTCAAGGTTGAAAATGCGATTCGGCAGGACGCCCGTGTACTGTAGCGACTCCGACGCAATGTCGCCGATGTACGGGGCCGCGAAGCTGCTCGACTGGAGCAGGGTGTTCTTGGTCGCGTGGTTGATGATCATGGTGTCGGCTTCGAATCCGAGGAACTGGTTGAAGCCAATGGCGCTGCTGATCGAGGCGTTCTCAACCAAGTACACCGCGTTGGCGATGTCGCCGCGGATGGTGGCGTTGGAGCTCGCCCATGCGTTCGACACAGCCAGGGTCTGAATCCCGGCGTTGGCGACCACGGCCGAGTAAAAAGCCTGATTCCACGAGTACACCATCGTGTTTTTCACCTGAGTGAGCTGCCGGGTCACCGGGTCGATGACCTGACGGCGCCGCATCTCATCGCTGACCATGATCGCCATGGCCCGCTCGTGGCTGAACACGACCCGCGGGATGCCGACCGAGGTGGGCACGACGGGGACCTCGGCGAACTCGGCGCGGATCTCCGGGGTGTCGTCGGCGTACAGCGGCGTGGACTCGCTGTAGCGGACGGCACCGGAGGTGGCGAGGCCGCCCTGCCGGAGCACGGCGTCGACGATGAACTCGTTGGCCGTCATGTCCAGAATGAGCGCCGGGATGACGAGCGGGTCCTTCAGGAGCGCGTCGACTGTTACCCGGGGGCCGTCGAGGCTGGAATATGCCGGAGTAGGCACTTGGTCACTTCCTTCTGTGTGTGCTTAGTCCGGCGTTCAGCCGAAGATCCGGGCGCGGCCGACCGCGTTGACGGAGGTGGTGACGCCGCCGGGCTGCGTGCAGCGGCCGACGATCTCGTCGAAGGTGGCGCTGCTCGCGGGGGTGACCTGGCCGTTGGCGGCGACGGTCAGGAGCGCGCCGAACGTGCAGTTGGCGGCGTAGGTGACGTGCATGTCGGCGCCGTGGTAGACGGACACGTAATCCGGGGCTACGGAGATGTCCAGGAGGGGTGCGCCGCCGGCGTTGGTGTCGGTGGCGTCGGCCTGGTTGGGGATGGGGGCGGCGTCGTTGCCGGCGACGCCGAGGACGTTCTTGGCGTTCAGGCCGGCGACGGAGACTGTGGTCGCGCTGCTGCCGTCGGCGACGACGAGCTGGCCGCCGGCGACCGCGGCCGATACCTGGTAGCTATCGGGGCCGTGCTTGACATGGGGCAGACTTCCAGCCACTGAAGGTCACCGTCCTTGCGGGGTTTCGGGCATGAAAAAACCCGCGCCGAGGACGGGGCGGGTAGAGCGTTCGGGGTGGGTGCTGGTGCTGTGGTCCGGGTCAGATGCCAGTCATGCGGCGGACGGCGCCGACCATCTCGTGGCGGTCCTTCGCGGCCTGCTCCTCCTGTGCGCGCTCAGCGTCCCGGCCGCCGTCCAGGGGGGAGCCCATCTCGCCGGACAGGTCCAGCATCTTGACGGTCTTGCCGACCTCGGACAGCACCTTGCGGACGATCGCGCCGGCGTCCACGGAGTTGCCGTTGGACAGTTCCACGACGTGACCTTCACCCTCGAGGACGGGGCGGGCCAGGTCGGTGATGCGCGGGGGGATGCCGTACTCGCGGCTGTAGTGGTCGCGCTCCTTCTCGAACGCGGCCCGGTTCAGCGCCGTGGTGACCCGGGCGAGCTCGATGGAGGTTTCCTCGGCGCGGGAGTTGGCCAGGTCGATCGCGGCCTGCGCCTCCGTGCTCAGGGACGCGCCCACGGGCTCCTTGTCACCTTCCGGCGCGGGCTCGGTCTCCGGCTCCGGCGCGGGCTCATCCTCGGGCAGCGAGGCGAGGAGGGCCTGCAGTTCCTCGTCCGTCAGCTGCTCGTCCTCCGGCGCGGGCGCGGGCTCGGCCTCAGCGGTCGCGAGCATGGCGTCGAACTTGTCGTCGGGGAGGTCGAGCAGCTTCGCCAGCCGGGCCTCCTGGTCTGCGGTGAAAGCCATGTGAGTGTCCTCCGTGGGAGTGCCGGTTGGTGTCTGCTGCTGTGATGCCGTCGAGGTGAAGGTCAGCGGGGAACCGTTGTCGTACCAGCCGCCTCCGCCGCCTCCGCCGAGCGCGGTGAACGTGGTCGAGCCGCCAGCCCCGCCAGTGCCGCTGACGGTCACGGTGGGGGCGGGCGGTGTCGGCACCGTGTACTTCTCGCCGGTGAGGTCCAGGACGTCCCCGTCGTCGTTGGCGGCGTCGATGGCCTGCCACGGCCGCAGCCCCGTGATCCGCGGGTCCAGGGTGCCGAGGACATGCTGGATGGCGGCGGGGAAGAACTTCCCGTCGGCGCGGTCGTATGCCTCCACGATCCGGGCGCTGACACCCAGGTCGGGGTATTCGGCGAGGTGCTTGGCGGCGTCCTGGCCGGCTTCGACGATGATGTCGAGGCCGTCGTCGGTGAGTTCCAGGTCCCGGACGGTGCCGCGCCGCTGCTCGGGGGCGTTCGAGTGGCTGTTGGCGGCGTCAGCGAACTGGAACGGGACCACGTCGTATGCCTTGTCCCCGAACGCCTTCACCAGGGAGGCGAGGTATTCGCGGCTGAACGTGATCTGGCGGCCCTTGTAGTCGATGGTGCCGAGCGGCAGCACTTGCTTGCGCCACAGGGACGCGCCGGACGGCCGGGCTTTGCCGCGATCCATGGGGGTCAGGACAGTGGTCGTCACGTACGGCTCGCCTCCGTTACGGTGTGCACATGAAGTTCAGGGGGCGGAAGAAGCCGCGCAAGGTGACGATCAGGCCGGACGGGTCAGTTGACCTGACCGGCTACACGCTGGCCGAGATGATGCGGATGGCGCGGCATCCGGCGTTCCGGGATCTGATGCTGGAGGCGCGGGAGAACCCGCCAGTGGAGGCCGAGATCCGGGACGTGGAGTTCAGGTGAGGGCCGGCGGCAGATGGCGGACCTGATTGCCGGGCTGATCCTGACGTTCATCGCCGCGTGCGCCGGCGTCACTATGCTGTGGAACCAGCATCAGATCAACGCCACGATCCGGATGTGCAAGCGAGGCGACCACAGCATGTGCACGTCGCTCTCGCCGTGGTGCCCGCAGCGGAACTAGGCCGCCTTCGCCGCCTTGTCGTGCATGGCGTCGGCCCGCTTGGCGAACGCCGCCGCCGCGGCCGGTTTCATGCCCTTGGCCAGCAGCTTCTTGTACACGCCCTGCCCGTACGCGGACAGCCCCGACGGTGCCCCGCTCGCGGGTGCGGCTGTCTTCGCTGGCTTCCCCGCACCCATCGACGTGACCCGTGGCCCGTCCGTGGCTGAGGCGTTCGAGGTGTACGGGAGCGCCCCGGCGAGGTCAACAGCGTCCGTCTCCCCCGCCGTGTACGTCTTCGCGCCGCCCGCCGCCGTGCCCGCTTTCGCTTTCGCGGCCATCTGGTTGTGGTAAGCGATCAGGCCCGCCAGAGCGCCCTGCTGGCCACCGGAGGCACCCGTGGCGGTCCCGTCCGTGTGCTTGCCGGCGTAACCCTTCCCCTGCGGGGTGATGGTGCCGATCTTCATCCCGGACGACTTGTGTTGGGCGGTGATCGTGCCGGGGCCGGTGCGGGACAACTGGACATCGGCCGCGCCGCGCACTACCGGCATCCTGCGGGGTGTGGCCAAGTCGATCGCCTCCGTGTCGTTTGCGGCCTGGAACGGCCATGTGCCCTTGACGCCGGGTGCGTTCGTGGCCTTGAGTTCCTTCGCCCGCTTGCGGATCAGCGCCTTCAATGCCGGGCGCTTCGAGGCGGGAGCGCGGCCCACCGACCGGATCGCCTTCTTCAGGTAGTCCACGGTCGGAATCGGGAATGATCTGTCATCGAGGGCCTGACCCTGTGCGGCGAGTTTCTTGCGGCCAGCGGCACGCTGCGGTGCGGGAGTCTTCACTGCGGGTTAGCCTCCTGCGCTACCGTGCGGGAATGCGGATCGGGAAGCGGCGGAGACCAGCACCGGAGCCGGAAGCGCCACGCGGGGTGCGTATCCGGCACGCTGACGGGCGGGTGACTGAATGCGCGGTCGTCC